CATCCATCTTGCCGAATCCATAGGCATCTTCACCACTGGCTCCTGGTGCCAATTCGATTTTTGAAGAATCAACACTGATATCCATGTCGGATATTTCAAAACGCCATGCTCCATCAGGCCCTTTCCAGAATCCTGTCTCTTTATAAATTTGATACTTACTTACTCCGGCTTTTTCGCCTTCCAGGGCGCGGTCATAGCTCAGTTTCGGCAAATTCCTGGCACGCTTTCCGGCAAAGATTCCAGTAACCAATGCGGATGATGCAGCAGCAAGATCCGCAACATTCAACCCCTTCACGGTAGCAGCTGCGCCTTTGGCTAAACCTGTTGCAGCAGAAACAGGCGCACCTGGACCGACCACATCCCCTGCAATCAGTTCAGCCGGAGAAATCCCGAATTTTTCTGCAAAATACGGTGATGTATACCTATAAGTCAGACCCTTACCGTCTTTTGGAGGCATCTCCCCTGGAGTCATCCCCGCAGGAAATGGTTTCATGCCCTTGGCCTTCAAGGATGCAGGAGGTGTGACCAGTGGTGGCGTTGTCAGCTCCCCGATGTCACCAGCAAGGCCAGCAGCTCCTGCAATGCGGCCCAATAACAGGTTTTTCAGACCCTCCTGAGTCAGTTCACCCTTCTGTTCCTGCTCCAGACGCCTTTTCCGGCGTAGATTCTCCCAATACCCGGAGGATGATGCAGTCTGTGCAGCTTTTTTTGCCATCAATTCACCATCTGAGGTTCAAACTCCCACCACTCGGAGGGTTCATCAGTAATCCTTGCCAGGGCTGCCTCTTCCATACGTCTCTCCTCGGCCTGAAACCACCCATCGGATCCCACCTGATGCACCACCTCACCTGGAGTGTGTAAAAATCCCAATGATTCCCTCCATATATATAGGAGTGCATCACAGGCATGATTCTCACAGGCTGATGCCTCAACCCATTTGCCTTTTGATCTCTCAACATGATCCCATTCCAACAACTCGATCTCATCCACCAATGCCCGTGTTGATTCTGTTTCTAAAACCAACAACTTCCCTTTCTTCAAATCTGCATTCATCAACTCGATGTGATCAAACTTCTGCCTCTTCTTTGCTGCCTCAATACTCAAGGAATGCCTCTTGTTCAATTCTTCAATGATCATCACTCCTAATCCCCCGGTATCTGCCACGATGCGATCAAATCCGTACTCTGTTTCCAACCATCTAACACGCCGTGCAATATCATCAACTGCAAAGCCATGATGCTTCTCCACATCCACCACATAAGTCTCTGGAACTTCATCAGACCATGCCACAACCACCAACGCCGTTGCATCGGAGAAACCCAGATCAATCCCCAAACCATACTGCCACTGAACCTCTGGCATCTCTTCCACCAGGTTGCGCTTTTTTGAGAAACTGTAGACCAGTGAGTTTTCATCTCGTACCCATTCTCCTAAGTATTCTCTCCGGTAGGTTGGATCACTGTCCTCCCATCCGTTCTCGGCCTTCCTCTGAGCCAACCAATCACGCGCTCCAGGAAGGTGGGGGTTCTCCAACAACGTCCATGAGAAACTGGTCCAGGAACTACGTTTGAGTTGGTCGCAGTCGAAGAAATAACCTGATGCACCAGCAGCTGGCGTTCCAAAGAGCCACATTTCTCCATTGAGGTCCAAGGTTGCGGCTTCCAAGACATCATCAATCAGATTCTCCAATATTGAGGTTTTGATACTCTGACTTTCATCACAGATGATCCTTCCATATGCTGGACCCCTGAACTTCTCAACCTCCTCACGGTCCTGACATCCTCCCAATATGATCTGGCTCCCATTGGGAAACTTCACTGTCAATGCATTTTCTAAAAACTCCATGCCCATTGCATAACGGCCTTCCAACTGTCTCAAAGTGGTCCATAGAATCCTCCGTGCATTCTTGATACTCAGTGTAATATATGGAACCAAGGTTCCTGGAAACTTAACTGCTGCATCTACCAATCCTACTGCTGCCAGATGAGTCTTGCCTGCTCTACGACTGCACCGGGCCAACCTCTTCTTGGAAACATCTTCGAAAAACTCCAACTGCTTCGGATGTAAACTCCGAACCATCTGGTCACGGATTCCTTCCAACTTCTCCTGGACTGCCTGCTTAGCCCTTAGCCTTCGGACGCCCTCTTCCGCCAGTGCCCTTTGCTTTGACGTCCACCCCAGGGTTGCCCTTGCTTCCCTTCGTGCTCTCTTTTTTGGACTTCCGGCCACTTATCTCCCTCTGCTCATTTGATGTTTCAAAATCCTCCATCAATTCCATCATCATTACATTCTCCAATGGAACCAGACGTCTACTCACTACTCCATCTGCCGGATTGGTTGCTGTTACAAATACCATGCGCTCCGATGCTTCAAAACTAATTGAAATCGTTTCACTTGCCTTCAATGTCTCTCCGCCTCCTGCACTTGGAACCTGTAAAAACTTTGAAAACTGAACCTTGCTTAATTCCTTCATAAAATTGCCTTGTAAGGGTTCCACAACCATCTCACTTCCGGCCATGCCCTCAACAGACCCGCCGTCCTATGGCTGCAACAAACTTCATCTAAATCTGCCAAAATCCCCTGGGTTACCAAATCCTTCAATAACGATCCTCCTATTCCAAGACGCCTAAAGGCCGACTTCACATAAATGTAATGCAGCACGTTCTCCTCAAATGCTATCCAACCCCAAATGGTCGAGGGTGCGGAAGGGTCACACGCGGCGATAATGGTTATACGGGGGAGGAGTTTTTTGAGGAGCGTGTCGTGGTAGTAAAGGGTGATGTGGGGGGGTACGGGGGTACGGCCCACCCCGCCGCGGCCTCTGCCGACCTGGGGGTTCCACGGTGAGTCATCTGCCACCCCGCGAGTCCAGGAATCCATGACCAGACCCAGTTCCATCTCTCCAGCCGAGCCAGCCGGATCCAGAGGGCGTAGCATCACCTCGACATCGGCGTGCGGGTTCACAACCCGATTGGCTAAGTCATAAGTCACTGATATCGCGGAAGAATACTCAACCATGGTCTGGCGTTGATACATCGTTGATACCTTCAAGCTCCGGAAGTTCGTTTGCCAGTGCATGAGTGATCGATTGATCAGCCCTCAGTTCATCGAGCAGCTGCGTATCCGTGAGCTTCCCTAGGTTGACCTGGATCGCTGCCACGCTTTGGATGTCATTCCACTCCTGCGGCCTTCGGTTCTTGAGGTAGAACGCGGCGGCTTGGTGGTTGCCCCCCTCGATCTGCTCCATGAGATGTCCTGTGACCTTCACAACTCCTTTGGCGCGCCCGCGAGTTATTGCCTCCTCAATTTCCTGAAAGTCTTTTTTCTTATCACTCAGCGTAGTTGGGTAGACATTCAGGTTATGCGCAATATCCTGCTCATTGAGGCCGAGTGCAGCCATGCGTTCAATTTCTCGGTAGGTTTCTTCAGTGGGTATCCACTTCTTGCCCATGCTACAAATCTCTTTTTGCTTGGCTGTAGTTCGTCCTCCAGACGTCTCTGTTCCTGACCCAGGGTTTGGAGTCGTTGCCCTGAAGTGCAAAGTGATACCTCATGGCGCTTTTCATCACCCAGTTTGGAACGTGGTATTCGTTCAGGTATTTTTGATCAGAGCTTTGGGTAAAGACATCATCCCAATCTTCAGCAGTGTATTTTTCCTGTGAGGTTGGTTGAATCGTAGCCATAGCATCCTGCCTGGTTTGTGGTTGCGGCAGGCATCAAGGGAATGATGGGAACTCCTGCCGCAGGACGAGAGTACAGTTTCGAAGTTATCATCAAGGTTGCAGGATTGTCAACTTTTTTGATCAAGCAGCATTTTCCAGATAGGCATCCAACCATTCTGGTTTGATAGCCCGTGACTTCCCTGGTTTGATGGATTTGATCTTTTCAGTCCGGCAGAGTCTACGGATGGAGGTAGGGCTGAGTTTGATATTGAACATGCCGAGCATGTACTGGGAGGCTTCGACAGAGTCGAGGAACTTTTTAGTTTTGAGTTGGTCGATGTTGATGATTTGCATGGTTTGGATCTTCAATGATGGTTTTGTAGTGGAGAGAGAGATCCCAGGCTTTGCTGATCATCTCCGGGTTAAGGTTTGGATGAGATGCCTTAATGATGGCACGGTAGAAAGAGAAATCCGTGCATCCTCTGGCCTTTGCAAGTTGATCCTGTTCTCTGGATCGTTTGGTGGAGTTGGGAGCAGGTGCAGGTTTGTTTTCGTTCATCCAGGATAGCCATTCCTGGTTTCTGAGCATGTACTTGGCTTTCTTCGCATACTGTTTCCGGGTGCCTTTGAATTCAGCAGCATATTTCTTGGCGAAGTCGAGCAGTTGTTCGTTGAGGCCAATCTCTTTGAACAGTTCCCATGCTTCAGCCTTATCTTCTCGTTTCGGGTATTCATTCCAGAAGGATTCAAACTCATCAGAATATGCAGGCGCGTCTGTTGTTATTCTTTTCTTTCTTTCCTTCTTTACCTTCTTTCTTTCTTCTGTTGTTGCGGTACGTGTGTCGTTCGTGTGTCGTTCGTGTGCGGTAGGTGTGTCATCTTTGTGCTGCATCGTTTGCGGTGCCTCACCGTTTCGTACCTGGAAATCGTTCCAGTTGTTGACCTTGATCAAGGTTCCTTGTCTGCTGGATTGTATGTCAATCATGTGGCATCTTTTTAACACCTTCCGGGCGTTTCTGATCTGACTTGGTGACAGGCCATTTCTACCCTGATCCTTCGCAATGGTGGATATGAAATGCCCGCGTTGAAGCAGGAATTCCTCACCCTTCCAGAAGACCGTATGCTCCTTCCAGGCCGCAGATTCCAGACAGTGAATCCAGTAGATCCAGATGAAGGGTCTGCACCTCAGATGATGCTCGGCGCTGCTGCGGTAGTATTTGAACCAGTCACTCATCAGCTCACCAATGGTTCAGGTTCAGGTTCAGGTTCATCCAGATATTTTTCAATACGGGTTAAAAATTCCGCATGTTTCTCAAGCACTTGGGTTTGCTGCTCCATCAGCGACCCCATTTCAATCAAGGTTTCAACTAACTTCTGCTGGCTTTCCTGTGACCAGAGGTTCTCTTTAATTACGGCCAGCCCCCGCATTACATCTTCATATTGTTTTTCAGTCATTTCTTCCTTTTCTCCACTTCCTTAGTCAGTTTGGTCAGCATCCTCCGTGGTTCGTAGCGTATGCAGCCGCGGTGCAGATACTTATCCTTGAAGGGTTTCGGTTCATCCTCTTCAGGGTTGATCTGCCAGATGGTTTTCATATCAATGAACCGGGTTGCTTGCAATGAAGGCATCAATCCAGATTCGTTTTCCTGATTTGTAGGTTCTCCAGAATCCTTTCCGTATATGTTCATCCTCCTGGACCTGAGTCTTGAGTAGGATCCTGCGGATGAAATCATTGAGTTTTTTCATGGGGCCGCCTCGATTCTTATGAAGTCTGTGAATGTCATATTCATATGAACCCGGCGTGTGCTTTCATGTTCTTCCTCTGCTTCGAGGTGGGTGATCTGTCCGCCTTTGGTAAGATACTCCGTGATTGCAGAATCCACCTCTTGCTGGGTGATTGGTGGTGCTTCCTTACCGCGCCGCTGGAGCCGTCCAGGGTAGAGTTCGAAGCGGAATTCCTTGGTCCTTCTTTTGCTGACCCACTCATCCAGATCCTTACGCTTCACCCGGAATGGTGCAAAGCTGGATTTCCATCGTGTTTCTGTGATCAGACTTCCGTTTCTTGCATGACGCCGGAGTGTATCAATGTGGATCCCGGTCTGTTCCGCGCATTCGGTCAGGGTTAGATATTCATTCATCTTGGTTTCTCTCCAGGTAAAGATTGCCCACCAGTATCCGGTGGTAATTCTGCTTTGATTGATATGTATTCAGATGATCCATCCTGATGGGTTACCTTCATCTTTCCTTTGTTCCATCCTCCACCGTGTCGGCCCATCTTTTCTGCACCAACTTTTTTCCCGGCGTGCCATGGAACATGGCCTTTCTTAAATCCAATCCCGTCATGAGATTGATTGACTTCTCTTTTCAGACATCCACATGATTTGATCGGTCTTTGTTTATTATGAAAAACATTCCCTTTCCGCAGCAGTTTCACGTTGCCGCAGCGGCAGCGGAACCAGTACCAGGTTGCATCATCCCGGTGTGAATATTTGATTGGTGTGAGTCTGGTTCCAGGAACCTCTTCACCTAATTTAAAAGAAGAGCCGGACATGATTCAGCATGGTTGAGCTGCTATAGGCAGCAGCTGGTGCTTATAACATTTACTAAGGCATGAAAGAGAATGCTCCCTCGGCGGAAATTTAGCTGCTATGAGTCAGCTGGAGGAGTTCCGCCACCTAGTTTGGCCCGGCTCGATTTCATGCGACTTCATATTCTTCTTCTTCCTCGTCCTTAACCATGCTGCGAAGCTGAAACATCCCATCGAGTTCAGGATTCAGGCGCATGAGGATTCTGGCGATACATGCGGCATGGTTGTTGTTGAGTTTGTACTCCAGGGATGAATCTTCCAGCAGTGAATCCCAGCGCAGACGCTCCAGGATGGCCTTGATCGAGTAGTATTCACGTTTGCCAGTATGCTTCAGCTCCAGGGCATAACGTTCAAAGGCTTCGATCACATGCATGTTTTCAGGGAACCACTCAATGAAGGCTTTGCGGTAGTGGTACTTGACTTCATCAAGGAAATCAGGTTCATCAGCAAGCAGCTGGGTAATCATTTGCAGTGTGATGATGGTAATCATGATGCCTCCTTCAACTCTGCAACTTTCTCATCTGCAATTCTCACCAGATCATCCACTTCTGATGGTTTGAAAAGTCCAGGCCAGTCAAGTGCTTTCTTGGCTTTGACATAACTCTGAAGATTACGGACTGTTTCATAGGAATTGATCTTCTTGATGGCCAGCTCCATCGGACTTGACCCTTCGACCTCCAGGGTGACAGGGCCACTTTGGGTGGACACGATTTTGCTCACCTTGGCCTCTTCCAGTTTCTTAGTAATGTCTCTTCCTGCTTTCTCTATGGTAGAATTGATTCCGTCACCGAAAACTCTCATCTCCTCCTTGGTTTCTGCTGGAGTGACCAAATCAATTGCTTCTGAAATACTCACCTGGTCCTCGGTTTCTGCTGCTGCAACCTGAAGCGGATCCGCTGGCGTGACATCCTTCATGGTCCTGGTAACTGGGTCATATCCCATATCACGGGCCTCTTCCTCATCCAGGGCATTGCTGATCCCGAATGCCATGCGGACGCCTTGGCTGAATGCCTTGTGGCGGAGCATCCTTTTAGGGAATTTTTTCCAGGGTTCAGAAGTTCCTTTGCACTCATCCATGTACTCGGTGATTTTGGTTGGCAACGAATGATCCGCACGCCGGATGATGGCGGTCACACTGACCAGGTTCCCCTTCTCATCAAAGTTATCTTCATGCTCCCAGCCGTCATAATTTTTCTTCTTATTGGCAATGGTTACCCAGCCATCTACACCAACCATGAGCTTCACGCCGCCCTTGGATGGAAAGGCATGCGCTTCATCTGATAACGGATTCAAACCCATGTCATGAGCCAGTACCAGGAATGCAGCAACATGCTCATCACTTGTATTAGCAGGCATTGCTGTTTTTTTAACGGTGGCCCAGTAAGTTTCACGGTCCAGGTTTGCCTCGGCTGCCATGATCTCAGTCAGGGTTGGCTTTTTTGTTTCAACCAATGCGGTTTCAGTTTCACTCATCATCTTCTCCTTGTTTCTTAATGAACCAGGCCGGAGGTTCCAGCGCGGGCTGATAGTATCCGTAGCCTGGGGTTGGTTCCTTCATCCATTGATTCCAGCGGATGAAAAGCTGGTTCAGTTCAATGATTCCAATGTCAATGAACTGACGGTCCAGAGGATAGACCACGCACTGGTATGGCGCGGCTTTCTCCACCAGAAGGTAATAATAGGTTTCAACTTTCTGACCGTGGGTTTCCCAGACATGAACCTGGAGTGCAGCCTGTAAATAGATTTTGTAATTGATCAGATCCCTGATGAATTGATCACGCACGGCTGCTCCACCTTGACGGCTTTTGATATCTGCAAGACCAAAGAAATGTTTGTTGATCACCAGGTCCGGGCGGGCCTTCAGGGTTTGGGTTCCTTCCACATTCACAAATCCTGAAACCTCAGCTTTGCTTGCCTCAATGAGCATCCGAGCTTCACGGTTTCCATGGACTGAATCACGGCAACCCAGAGCCATCATCCACTGGTCCTCAGTGATCAGGTGCTTACCCTCGGCCTCCTCCATCAGCCTTGCGTATTCTTCTTTGCCTGCATTGGTTTTCCGATTCACCGCCGGGGTGAGCATGTAATACTCCTCAAAGGTTTCAGGTTCATTGACCACACAATGAATCAGGGATCCTTCAAGCATGTCCTTGGTCTGTTTGGGTTTGGTCGGTTTCGTCTGGGTTGATTCCACCGGAGGACGGCGTTTGTAGAAAGCATATTCGGGACTGACTGCAATGTTTCGGAACACGGTGCTACTCAGTCCAGGATTCAGATCAGGATTATGGTATTCTTCAATCGGAACTCCTTCCTGAATCGAGGTCGAATCAGAACGGTAGATACTCATTCAGTCTTTCAATTGTTTTTTTACGGGCATCATCAAGTGCTGCTGCTGCATCATCGATGGAGCGCACCAGGTAGTAATTGTTCACCGTCTGCTCAAAAAGAATTTGGATCTGGGTTTGGCGGCCTTTAAGGGTTTTGACTTCAAGCCATACTCCAACAGGGATCCCACTGACCAGAAGCTGGCAGTAGATGTCGGCCATGCCTTTGTTGGGTGCCGGGCGGTAGGATCCAGGGCGTCCTGGAATGGGTGTGCCGATCACGTTCATCCTGAACATTTGAACACCTTCCTGGTATCTCCCCCATTCCAGAATCGCCTTCTGGATATTTCCTTCTGTCTGTCTCACTCTCCGAAAAGCCTCCTGGCTTCCCTGAGAAGATGGTTCTTTTCCTCTGCCACCCTCCGCACCGTGTCGGTTTTCCTCAACTCTGGGCTGAGGAGTTGAATGAAGTGGTCGATGGTTTCGGCCAGCTGTCGGTTCGACTTCGTGTTTTGTTCCAGGGCAGTAGCAAGTTCACAATCTTTTTTCGCTTCCATGCGTTTTTAACTTGTACATAATGATCATGAATGTAAATATACAATCATGATTTGATCGTCTAGCAATTAAGCTAACGAAATCCGATCATGAATGTCAACAATTTTTTTTGAGGTCCAAAATGAAAAAGCACCCTCTGCTCAAGAAATGGAAAGCAAACCAGTACGGCGGCAAGTTCAAACTGCTCCCTTTTGGTTATGGTCGAGGATCCCGCCAGGTTGCTGATGTCACCAAACTGGATGCAGACCAGGTGAATCTGGTTGCGTTCTATCCTCCTGCAAAGCCTGGAGCCAGAAAGCGCAAATCGGTTCTGTGCCTGGTTTCTGATTTGTCAGTCGATTCGTTTGATATAGAAATGGCCGAGCTTTACAAACAACGTGAAGCAGAATTGGCTGAACCTGCTGCTGCTGTTGTAGTTGACAAGACCACACTCAATGATCTGATTGCTCGGTATGTGGATCCTGAGAATGGATACCTCAAAACCTGTAAGGACCAGGTTAATATGAAGCATCACCTGGATTTCTGGGGGAAGCGTCTGGGGAATGAGCTGGTCAGTTGGAAAGATGCCAAGGGTAAATCCATGTGGCCGCGTAAGATTGCTGAGGGTCGTGATTATATCCTGAAGGACCGAAGCGGAAGCACTGCCAATAATTACATGGCCACACTCGGCTCCGTGTTTTCATTCTGCTCCACGGAAGATGTCGCGCTTTGTGAAGAAAACCCTGTGGCAAAGGTTACGAAATCAAAAGTGGATAATGAACGTGTCAGGAAGCTCGATGAGGAGGAACTGGCCGCGCTGCTGATGGAGTGTCAGAAGTCTTCGGAGTTGTCCAAGCTCGGTGCCACTCTTGGCTCGGCGGATCTGTATGACATGGTGATGTTTTCACTGCTGAGTGCGTGCAGATTCAGTGAGTGTAAAAAATTAAGCTGGGAACATGTGAGCTTCGAAGATAATGATATGGTTTTTGTTGAAAGGAAAAACGGGGAGGACCACCACTTCAGCATCGAGGATCCTGAGCTTCAGGAATTACTCCAGAGGCGTTTCCAGAATGCCGACAGTGCCATGGTGTTTCCTAAGCCGGAGGTAAGAGGTGCCTTTGAACGTGCCTGTAAGCGTGCAGGGATTGAGGATTTCCGCTGGCATGATCTGCGTCACACCTCAATCAGTTATGTTCTGATGTCCGGTGGAACGCTCAAGGAAGCCCAGCAGCACGCCGGGCATAAATCATATCAGTCCACGCTGCGCTATGGTCACCTGGATACGACCACCACCAAAAAGACCAGTGGGATGATTTCTAACCGTATTAAAGGAGTAAACTGATGCAACTCTATGATACTGATGACATGATGATCATTGCCCCCGATGGGAAAGGGGGGTTCACCGTGATCAGTCGAGGTGAGATCGAAGGCTGGATCCGTAAACAAGGGATCGAATTTGAATTTGCTCATGTTGATGATCCTGCAACCTGGTTGGCGGCGGGCTACTCAATTTCTGATGTACGTGATTTTATTATTGCACATTATTAGCATAATGTTCATGAATATCCGCATGGATTATTTGAGCATCGGATCCCGGATCCGCAAAGTCCGTGTCCAGCACGGACTCAAACAGGATGAGTTTGCTGAGAAAATTTCATGCAATCGGCATTCTCTGAGTCGTATCGAAAGCGGGAAACAGCCGCCGCCACTGGAGATTATGGTGGCACTCTGGACTGTCTACAAAGTCGATTCCAATTGGATCCTGAACGGGGTTGAACCACATCCAGAGGATTTGGATAGTGATCGTCTCAAGGCGGATCTGTGTATCTGTCAGGATCGGTTAATGGATAAGATCCAACTGCTGAAAATGCTCCGCGATTTAGTTGATGAGAAGGCTTGATGTATCAACGAATGTATCAACAGGACGTTTTCAACTCACCATGGGATGTGATAATCCTTGTAAGTGGTTGATATTGTTTGGTAGCGGGGGAAGGATTCGAACCTTCGACCTTCGGGTTATGAGCCTGACGGCCATAAATAAAATCAATAGGTTAGGTCCGTTTTGCATGTATCAACAGGTATCAACGGGCCTCCTATGTATCAACGATGTAACAACATCGACTAATAACTCCAAACGGCTTCGCGTTCCAGAGTGTCTAAATGGATGAACCTTTTTTTATGCTCACCCTTCTGAGAAAATCCAATCCCATTGAATCCGATCTTCCTGGATTCCTCCATAACCTTGAGGGCTTTCGGCCCGTATATTTTGATGTCAGCACCACGGCCCTGGAGATGCGCCGACTTCGGATACCCTCCTGATTTTTTATTGTGTGCCTCACATCTCAGCCCGCTGGAAATTGGCAGCGCACCACAAACGTTCCGCAGTTCCTGAAGTTTCCGCATGAATTCCTCATCCATATCATAGCGGCCACATTCCCCGCATCGGCAAGCCATCTCTGACTTGGAGAAATTGGCCGTGATCATATCAACCATAATCACTCCAACAGTAAGTATGAAAGTGCGGCGTAATATAAGCTGACCACACTAGAGTTTCCCATCCGCTTCCAACTTGGAGCGCATTTCAAGGACGAGTTTATCATCCAGGGAGTTGTCAGTCCGCTTGGCAGCCCACTCGCAGAGCATCACCAAGACCCGCAGTACCACCCTTTCTGATAACAGTGAGATGACCAGAGTTTTTGCTGCTCCGGCCAGTAATGGAACGATCATGGCTTCCTTTCCTTTGATGTTTTCATTACGCCTTTCCTCCTATCCTTCCGCTGAGGATGAAATCCTTGAGGGTTTCAATTTCACGCTCCAGGTTTGCCATCTGTTGATTGATCGCGGCAATGCT